CCGGCAATCTGGCGACGGCGACGAGCCTGGACCGGCCAACCGAGACTGTATTTCTATCGATACAGGAGGAATGGGTCGAATGCTTGACGGTCATCGCATCGTTTGCGCTCAGCCGCTCACTGCGCGCGCCGAAAGGCAAACTGCGCGAGGCGCTGCTGAGCCGGCGGATTGAGCCTGGCATCGTGGAGATTCGCGAGGCGGCGCGCGTCTTTTCTCCCGACGGTCGCTGGCGCTACGAGGCGGCGAAATCGAGCGCGCCGAACACCATCGAAATCCAGGTGGACTTCCCGAGCATTCGCGAAGGCGATTCGGTCGCGGAGACCAACGCCATCGTCGCCGCCATGACGCTGAACAACAAGGGCGGCCAAATCGTCGGCATCGACGAGAAGGAGGGCGTCAAGCTGCTCTATCGCAGTCGTGGAGTCGAGAAGGGCGACGAGATCGCGGAGCAGCAGTACCCTTCGAAAGGCCCGGACAAGTACGACCCGAATCGCACCAAGGAAGAGCTGCCGCCGCCGATTCAGAAGCTTCAGCCTCAGCCTGGCCCGCAGCCCGCGCCAGCGGCCGTGCCGGCGACGGTGGCAACACAGACCGGCATTCAGCCCACGCCACCACCGATGCCGGCCAAGGAAGCGCTGAAACGCGCGGCAAACCGGGTTCTGAAAGCGCTGCGGCTCCTGGAGGCGCAAGACGATGGAGATGATTGAGGTCCAATCGTCCAACGTCGCGGCCATCGGCTACGATCCCGACGTGCTGGTGCTGGCGGTGCGCTATCGCGACGGGCATCTGTACGTTCGGCCGAATGTCTCACCGGGCACGTGGGCCGCGCTATTAGCCGCGCCATCGAAGGGCAAATTTGTCGCGGGCCTGAATGGCCTCGCGATCCAAGTGAGCACAGAAAGGAGGAACGCGGACCAGCCGATTGAGATCACACCGGAGCAACGGGCCGTGTCGCACGCTGCGGACGGCCCGCTTAACGTCATCGACGAGGATGCGGATAAGTGTTGCGATGCCACACTGCGCGCGTTCGGGGGCGATCGGCTGGCGCCCTGGGAGTGCCCCAAATGCGGCCTGAGATTCGAGGCGCAAATGATTGGCCCGGTGCGGCGCTGGCGCATCGTGCCCACAACAGCCATCGTGCGGAGGCGCGGGTGATCGACGCCGAGCAGCTCGCGATCACGGAGGCCAACCGCCTGGCCGCGCTCCTCGAGGCCGCGGCGAAGGGCCTGAAGCATCGGCGTCATCAGAAGCACATCGGGCCGGCGCGCGTGGCGATCAAGGCTGTGATGGCGTCGTATTTCGCGCGGCAGGAAAAGGCGCTGCTCGCGGAGTTGCGGCCGAAGATCAAGCGCGAGCTGGAAATCATGCCGCCGTTGAAGGAGGCGATCAGTCCCCAGGGCAAGCAATTCGCGAAATTCGTCCTGCCGACATCGCTCCATCCGCTCACATTTGAGGCGTCAAAATCGGAAGTGAGCGACTGGAACGACGCGATCACGGCAGCCATCGACGGCGCCGCGCGCACCATCGCGAAGGAACTCGGCACGACACCAGGCGAGAGCATCGCCGGCCGCTACCTGGCCGACAACTCGCTGTCGAAGCTCACGGGCAATCTCGCGAGCACGAGCGTCGAGCGGCTCCAGGACGCGCTAGCGACAGCCTGGGACGCTGGCGGCGATTTTAACGCGATGGTCAAGGCGGTGACAGACACCTTCGAGGATTTCTCCACCACGCGGGCGCAAATGATCGCACAGACCGAGGCCAACGACGCCTACAACTACGGCCGCAATCAGACGGCGCGCGATGCGGGCATGTCGGAGAAAGCCTGGGAGACGGAGAGCGGAGATCCGTGCCAGATTTGCCTCGACAACGAGGCGGACGGCTGGATCGACATCGACGACACGTTCTCGTCGGGCGACTCGGAGCCGACGGCGCATCCGAACTGCGAGTGCACGCTGAATTTCCGCAGCGGCGCGGAAGAGGAAGCAGCCTAACCTCGACTCAGGAGAATCCCCGACGCGCCGGATGCTACCCTCACACCGTGAGCGCAGCCCGGAACGCGTCGAGCACGGCCGCCCGGCTGGAGTCGAGCGCCGGCCGGCAGTAGGGCTGCGCGAGCATCCCCGGCCAGCTCAGCTTGTACGGGTATGGGCCAGCGCCAGCGGACCCCGCGCCGCGCGCCCCGGTCCCAAACTCCACGTAGGCCGCGTAGTATGCCCCGTAGGTGATGTATCCCGTGACGCGTTGCCCAGTCCACTCGACGCGCGTGCCGCCGCTGACCTTGAGCGCGCCGGTATCGACGGGGACCAGGGCCTGCGACTCCGCGAGCACGGCGTTGGCCCCGTTCGTCGCGCCGGTGATGAGCAGCGGGACGAGGAGCTGCTCCAGCCGGGCGAACGACCCGGCGCGAAAGCTGGTCTGGGCGCGGAAGTTCATGCCCTCATGATACTCCCGATGGATAACAGTGCGGTCATAGGGGATTCTCCCGATGTATCCGGGACGCGGAAGACGTAGTATTAGATTGGGGAATTATATACATGGCTACATTCGCCTTTTCTTCAAAAATCTTTGCCAAAATTGCATTTTGTACTTGACTACATGCGTGTAGTCAGCTACTATTAAAGCATGAAGACCACAACAGCAACGCTCGAAAAACTTTTGAACAGAGTTCCGAAGTTCATGCATCCCGAACTGGACCGCGTAGAGAATCTGGCGGACCTTGACTTCCAAATCCAGCACGAAATCGACCTCGCCCTTGACGGCGAAGTGAAATGGACGAAGACGCAACTCCACCGAGCGAAGATGTTCTACGCCGATGTGCATATAGCGGCGCAGGAGTTTGCCCGCGACTACCCGGAGTTGGTGGATGATCTTAACCACGCAGTGACGCCGGCCCTTGAAGACCCTAGCGCAACTTGGGGATGGGTTACCGGCGAACATGAGATCACGCCTATCGAGGTCGGCAAGGACGGGAAATGGGTTACCGCTGAAATTCACGAAGGACAGTACATCGGCACTGATGGACAGGAGCGCCACGAGTCTGGCATTGTCTGCGGGATTGACTCCGGTAAGTGCTTTAAGGTGTTCGGTGAATGCTATCCCTTTGGAAGCCAATCCGGAGCCAATATTGCGTATTATTTGCAGCACGGCGCAACGATCAGATTGAGGAGCGGGGTGTAGCATGAACCATAATCCTTGCTTGACTTTAGAAGTGGCCCTGGTGCTGATTTCTGAAAAGGTACGCTTTTGGTCCGATGAGGAGCCCGGAATTGGTGGCAGGCCAACTCCTCCGCGCTGTATGGACACAACCCGATTAGCAGAACTTCGTAAGTCTCTGATTGAGATAGACGGCCACTGCAAGACCGCTTTAAAGAAATCGAGGTCCAAAGCATGAGCCGCTCCACTATCAGCGCCTTCCAGTTGTTCGCCATGTTTCCCGATGGGGAATCGGCGCGGGTTTACCTTGAAGGTCGCATCTGGCCCTCCGGTCCCGTCTGTCCCGCTTGCGGATCGCAGGACCGCATCAGCGGCCTGGGTGTCTGTGCCACGCGCAAGCCGGGTTTCTATCGCTGCTTGCCGTGCGGCTTCGACTTCACCGTCCGAACTAACACCGTGATGGAGCGATCCAAGGTGCCACTCCATAAGTGGCTGTATAGCATGTACTTGCTTGTTACCGCCCGCAAGGGAATCTCCAGCTTGCAATTGGCGAAGGAGATCGGCGTCACACAAAAAACCGCGTGGTTTATCCTCGGTCGGCTCCGTGAGGCGTGCGGCGGCGATGGACCGGGCGGCGGGCTTGAGAAACTGCGCGGCACGGTCGAGGTTGATGAGTGCTTTGTTGGCGGCCTGGAGGCCAACAAGCACGAGCACAAGAAACTGAAGTCCGGGCGCGGATCGGTCGGCAAGGTCGCCGTCCTCGGAATGCGCGAACGCGGCGGGCGCACTCACGCTATGGTCATTCCCGATACCGGGCTGGCGACAATCCAAAACGAGATTCACGGCGCGGTCGAGCCAGGGACGCAACTCTACACCGATGAGCACGGGGCGTACAGCGACTTGGATGGCCTGTTCTTTTCGCACGAGACGGTCAACCACGGCGCTGGCGAGTACGCCCGTGGTTCGGCCCACACCAACGGAATCGAGAGCGTATGGGCCGTCCTCAAGCGCGGGCTGCATGGCGTCTACCACCACGCCAGCCCGAAGCACCTGGGCCGATACGTCGATGAGTTCACGTTTCGGCTGAACGAAGGGAACGTCGCCAACCACACCACGCAACGGCTTGACAGCTTCGTGGATCGCACGGTTGGAAAGCGGCTCACTTACGAGAGGTTGACAGCATGAAGGCCCCGGAAGAGTTGGACAAAATTGCGGACGTGGTGCTGCGCTACCGTCCGAAACCGAAGTCCAAGGCCGCGCGAAAACGGGCGAAGAAAGCGGCCAAGAAAGGCAAGGACTAACCCCCTGCCTTTTCAGTTCAGATGTAGCCATGTATATAATTCCCTTAGATTGTCCGCTACCAGCGGACAGGAGAAAAACAATGCAAAATCTAATCGAGACGGAGGGCTACTCCATACGGATTAACTACTACGATGGCGACGTGCTTGATCAGGCCGTCCCCAACGAGGCTATCGGCCGTAGCCGTGCGCGGCTCGCCTCGGAGGAATTGCGCGCAATCGTGGACCTAGCTCACGGCGCTACGGTCCTCGCGAGCTATCGCGACGGTCAAGAGTGCAATCTGGATGATCTCCGCTGAGCCTGTCTCGGTTGACTCAGCTCTCCGCAGGCCGCGGAGCCTCTCGGATGGTACCGAGGGCCGGTAGGTAACCCCGGCACGCCCGACCAGCGAAGGAGGTCAGGGAATAAGCCATGCGCCGCCGAATTCACCTCTTCGTCCTACTCTCCTGGCTGATGCCGTGCCCACCGCTCCAGGCCGCCTGCATGTTCGTCCTCACGTTCTGCCTGGCATTCCGATTCGCGGATCGGCACTTCTGAAGCGACTTTTCCCATCAATCGCGCTACAATCGCGCCATGCAGGTCTACACTCTCCCCGACATCACGCCGAACGGCAGCGCTACTCCTCTCGCCGCCGCCGGCAGCACGCTCCAGGCGATCTGGATCAACGCCACCGCCTCAGGCACGTCGATCCGATTCGGCGATGCCAATGTGGGCTCCAATCGCGGCCAGGCGCTGCCGACAGGCGTGCCTAGCGTCGTCGCCGTGCGCTGCGACCCCGAGCAGCGACCGTACTTGCTCTCCGAGTGCTACGTGTACGGCGGCTCCGGCAGCGACAAGGTGAGCATCACCTACGGGGTCTGAGGCTTCGGACGCGCATCCTCCGACTCGACGCCTGGGCCTGGCAGCGCGTCGATGATGCTCGCGACCTCCGGCCCCATGAAGGCGCGACCGCTGGCGCGGAAGTAAGTTGACAAGCTCTCCCGCATGGCCTGAATCCCTCGGATCAGCCCCCGTCGTTCGGCGCGCCAATCGAGCGCCTGATAGCGCCTTTTCTGGTATTCGGAACGACATTCGAGACACCAGGGATTCTTGTCTTTCTCGTCGCCCGCCTTCGGATTCTCACCGCATTTCGTGCAGAGTTTGACTTCCTTTTCGACTGTCGCCATTCCCCGATATTAAAACATTCTGCGTCAGTTTTGTTACGCGCTGGATCGAAACGGTTTACTATCGCGGTTGTGAAGGCGGACCCAAAAGTCATCGGCGATCTGCTCGCGACATGTGGCCAGCTCGCCTCAATGTGCGAGCAATATCGCGTGGACGGGTACGCGCTGCGCAACATCGGTCTCAAGAGTCTGGGCCAGAAATTCTACAGCGATTGCTCCTGGCATCAGGATCTGGAGTCGCATCTCAACAAGATCGTCAAGCAGATTCTAAATTTCGGCGAGGACCCGAACTATTCGATGCTGCCGGTCCAAAGCGGCGGCGATGTCCGCGCGCTGCTCAATCGCGATCTGACCTCGCTGAATCAGATTTTCGGCGCGCTGTGTGAGCGGCGCAAGGCCGCGTGGAACATCCGCGCCGATTATGTGCCCGATCTCTATGAGCACACCATCGATTCGGTGCAGCACCAAATCAACAAGATTGAGCGATGGCTGCGAATCATCGCAGGAATCGGCCCCGGCGATTTCGTCGGCGCGCTGCTGGAGGCATAGACGAACAATGCCATTGCTTGTGGAGGCTTTCGAGGCAGCGCGGCAGCAGCAGGTGCCGCAGAGCCTGAAACTGAGCGGCGCCTATCTCGCGCTCGCCCTGCGGCTTCAGGAAGCCGCGGCCGACATGACCGCCTCGACAGTCGGCCAGAAGCTGAGCGCCGCGATTCAGGCCGCGCACAAGGGCACTGGCAAGTACGCCTATTATCTCGATCACATGGGCGACGACGACTCGGGCGACGTGATCTATTCGTGCTCGGGCGACACGATGAGCTGCCCGTATGAGATCGCGTCGAACGGCGATGGGGTAGCGGCCACGGCCAAGCTCGATACCGATTCGGCGCGCAAGGTCTCGCCGCGCGTGGTGTACGAGGACACGCCCGACGACGAGGATGACGACGGCATGGCGACGATGTACGAGTCGTGGCGCGGCGAAAAGATTTACGCCGGCGAGATTCCGCTGTTCGAGCGTTTCGTCTCGAAAGCCGAGCGCGACTCGATGGACTCCGGCGACTTCGCCGGCAAGGGCAAGAGCTTCCCGATCAACAAGCCCGGCGACATCATGGCGGCGGTGCATTCGATGGGACGCGCGGGCAGCGGCAACTACGGCCCTCAGGCGCTGAAGGCGAATATCATTCGCATCGCCAAGAAGAAGGGCTGGACGAAGTACCTGCCGAAGGCCTGGCAGGACGGCGATTCCGAAAGCAAGGAAGCGCGGCGGGGATCGGCGAGCGGTCTGCGCCTCGTCGAATCGGCCAGCACCCTGGAACCGATCCTCATCCGCGAAGCGCGGGCCGACTACGAAATCAAGCTCATCGCGCCGGGCAAAGGCTCCTCAGCCTTCTATCCCGCCGAGGTCCTCAAGCGGGATGGACCGAAGGTATTCGGCGCGGGAACGCACGTGTACCTCAATCACGCGACTGCCGCCGAGGAGGCCGCGCGGCCCGAAGGTGACGTGCGCAACCTGGCCGGCGTGCTCACGACGGCTGCCGAATACCGTGAGAGCCACGCGAAGGGCCCCGGTCTTTATGCGCGGATGAAGGTCTTCGCCGATCACGCGGCGGTCGTCGAGGAAAAAGCGCCGCACGTCGGCATGAGCATCCGCGCATCGGGCATCGCAGAGTCAGGCAAGACGCGCGAAGGGCTGCCGGTGCTAAAGCAACTGACCGGGGCCGAGAGCGTGGATGTTGTCACACGAGCCGGCGCCGGCGGTCTGATCTTGACCGAGGCGGCGCGTACCGCCAATTCAACCCAGGAGGCATCCATGGATGCAGACGAGCTGAAATTGCTGCGCGAGAGCGTCGCGCGGCTCAGCAGCAAGGAGATGCGCCGTGAAGCCATCCAGGAGGGCGCTCGCATCTTGCGCGACGTGAGCCTCCCGGACGCGGCAAAGGAGTACGTCATTGAGACCGTGCTCAAGGAAGCGTTGCCGTTGAAGGACGGCGCGCTCGACATCGCCAAGTTCACGGAATCCGTGAATGCGGAGGCGCGGCGATTCGGCGGCGCAATCGGCGCTGGCCCGCGCGTCACCGGCATGGGCGCGGCTGCCCCGGTCGAAATCACCGAGGCACAGCGCGCCGAAGCTAGAGCGCAGCAGCAAGCTGAGCACGATCTCTACGCCGAGTCCTGGGCGACGCTGCTCGAGGAGCGACCCGACAAGGATGGCAAATTCCGCGTGGCCGAAGTCGCGGTGCGCGGGAGGGTCGCATGAAAAATCAGGTCTACCAGGGCACGCCGACATCGCCCCGCTTCCTGGCCTGCCCCACCACGGTCAAGGCGGGCGATCTCGTTCTCGTCGGCGCGGAGCCGGCCTGCGCGCTGAACGACTATCAGTCGATCAGCGGCGGCGCGACCTTCTACTTTTCGGGCACGTTCACCGGCACGGTGGTCGCGAGCTCGACGCACTCGCCCTACACGGGCGCGGCCATCAATCCGGGCGACAAGCTCTATGCGAGCGGCACGCTCGACAGCGCGACCAACGTCACGACCGGTCTGCTCATCTCGGTGACTGACACCGATACGCCGTTCGGGTACCTTGATCCGGTCGGGCCGGGCATCGCGAGCGGCCAGACCAACACCGCGGCGAATGTCCGCTTGAGCGTGGGATAAGGAGAAACGACAATGCCATCCATCAGAATGATCGAAGCTCCCCCGCTCGGACAGGATCAGTTCGGCGCGCTGCCGGCAAACGGCGGCGGCCTCGAATTCAGCGCGCGCCTCGACTCCTGGAGTCCCGAAGCGCTCGCGCCACACACCGCTGGCTACGCCCAGACTGGCGCGCTCAAGACCCGCGCGCACCAGCGGCGGGTCAACGAAGCCGGCCGGCTCTACGCCGATGTCATGCGCGGCCGGCTCGACCCGATCTTCTTGCGCGAGGCTATGCGGCCCACGATCCCCGCGCTCGTCGAGCACTTACGCCAGACATATCCCGGGCTGTATGCGGCCGACTCCGGGCGCGTCCTGGGATTGCGCGAAACCATGGCACAGACCGATTACCAGGCGCTCTACGCCGACGTGATCGATCGGCTGTACTACGCCAATTTCCAGGCCTGGCCCATCACGAACATGGGTCTCGTGATGCAGAAGGACCTGCGCGACTTCCGCACGGTCAAGCGCTACATCTACGACGGTCTCGTGACGCCGTACACCGGCAGCGACCCGGGCGCGCCGCCGCCGCAGTCCGCGATGCTCGGGCCCGCCCCGCAGAATGGCGCCATCCCACCCACCCCGGCGACGAGTACTGCAGCCGTGACCTACGCGCCACTCCTGTACCAAGCGAGCGCGTCGATCAACTGGGCGGCCTTCGTGGGCGACGATCTGGGCATCTTCAAGGATGTCCCGCGGCGCCTCGCGATCAAGGGCAATCGCGGCATCGCGAAGTTCATCACGTCGCAATTCTTCGATGTCAACGGGCCGAACGCCACCAACGGGCTGTTCCAGGCCGGCTATCACAATCAGCTGACCACGGCCAACGGCGCGACCTCGAACAACCCACGGCTCGGCATTCAGGGCGTGACGGACGCCTATAACATCATCGCGGGCCAGCTCGACGCGACCGGCGATCCGATCATGATCGGCGGTCCGGTCAATCTGGTCTACGGTGCGAGCGACTACGCTACTGCCAAGAATCTTGCCAACATGCTCGAGAATCTGACCAGCGTGTACGGCGGTGAGGCGGGAAGCTCGAGCAATCTCATCGGGCAGTTGATCCGCGTCCGCAACTGGGCAATGGAAAATCTGACCCTGGTGTACGATCCGTATCTGTCTCTCGTCGCGACCAACCATCCCTATTCTTGGGCGATGGTGCTCGACCCGACGAGTCAGGAGCGGCCGGGCGTCGAGGTCGGATTCCTGACAGGCTTTAAGGAGCCGCAGCTATTCACCGAGATTCCGACCACGCAGCGCATGGGCGGTGGACCAGACCCGACGATGGGGAACTTCTGGACCAACAATCAGAACCTCAAGATTATGGGTGTGATGGGCGCGACTCCGATTGACGGGCGCTCGCTCGTGGGCAGCAACGGCAGCGGTTCGTAGCGGCGATTTGATTCTCCGAGGCCGCCGTGTTCAAGCGCGGCGGCCTTTTTTGGTTTTAAGGACTTAGTAAGAGTGGCATTCACTTACATCTACGGTACTCCAATCTTCTACGTTCGCTTACTAATTCCTGACACCAATTCCGCATCGCCTATCTTCCAGGACGACGAGATACAGGGGTTCATGGACATCAATCAGATGACCTGGCAGTCGTCGATGTTCTCGTCCTACCAGATGGGCACGGTGAATCTGCCATCGACGCCCTCGAATTTCTTGCGCGCGGCGGCGCTGGCCTTGCGCGCGCTCGCCGGCAATGCGGCGCGCTTGGCCGCCGTGACGCAACTGCTTGACGTGCATCTCGCTCCGGCAGCGGCAGCGGCAGCCCTGAACAAGCAGGCCGACAGCTACATGGAGATGGACGATAACTCCGGCGCATTCGCCATCGCCGAGCAGGTGACAACAGTGTGGGCGTTCCGCGATCGCTGGCTGGCGATGTTGCAGCGACAGACGGGTGGAGGCTTTTTCTCGTGAAGAGACTATGGACTTATTACTGCGCTACATACAGCTTGTCATCGGTGTGGCTACCTTGTTTACCCTCGCCTGGGGAGTGCTCAAGGTAGTCAAGATCGCGGAGAAGGGAGTGGATGATCATCGATATCGACTCAACACTCTGGAGTCCCAGGTCGCCAATATGAATCTGAAGGTGATAGATTTCGTGCACATCTCGGCGGAGATCTCGGCGCGGCTGAACGACAGCACCGAGGAGATTAGGCGCGTGCGCGATCGGCTCGATAAGTTTCTGGACTCGCAAGCCAGGCATCGGGAGCTTGAAACGTGAACCAGGCCTTCATTGAGAACGCGGTGGCGAACGTGATGGGCGCGGCCATCGCGACGGGACTCTTCGTCTCGCTGGCGACGTTCCAGGCTCCATCTCAGGACTTCGACGCGGCCGGCGCGTGGGACGGCACCTGGACGAACATCGACGGTCTCGTGAACATCCCCTGCACCGCGCCGCCGATCTCCGAGGTGCGGGTCTCGGCGACTGAAGCCCGCGAGCTTCAGCAGATCGTCGCGAGCGAATTCCACCACGTACTGCTCGATGCCTGGTACCCGCAGCTCGATGAGGGCTGGCGCGGCGATGGCACGCCGCAGGGAGCCTGGCGCGTGCTGATCGACGGCACTGCCTACGAGATTGCGGGCGTTGAGAGCGATTCGCAGGGCACCCAGACCCGCGTCACCGCGAGAATCTCGACGCTATGACGAAGCCGACTCATCCCGTCGAGCTGCTCGCGTGCGCGATCGCCACCGAGGAGGGCTGGTTCGTCGCTGGCACCACGCCCGCGATTCGCAACAACCCCGGCGATCTTCGATTCGCCGGACAGATCGGCGCCATGCGGCCGGCGGCAGCGCTCGGCGAAGCGCAACCCATCGCAAGCTTCCCCTCGAAGGCCCTTGGCACAGCGGCTTTGTATCGTCAGATCTGGCTCCAGGTGGCGGAAGGACAGACCGTGCGGCAGATCGTCGCGCAGTGGGCGCCGGCCACGGAGAACAACACGAGCGCGTATCTGCAAGCCGTGCTGTCGTGGACCGGGCTGCCGCCAGATATCCCCGTGCTCGAGTTGCTGCCGCCGCTCGTCGCGCTGAACGAGGTAAGCACGTGAGCACGCTCAATTCAGCGGAGGCCAAGATCCGCACGCTCGCGGCGGCCGATGCCACGTTGCAAGGCATCTTCGGCACCGGGCCGTTCCGCTGGTTCTTCGTCCGAGAACCGCAAGGCTATCTCAGCCAGGGCACCGTATGCCGCGTGCGCCGAGTGAGCGCGGTCTACGACTATGTGCAGGACGGGATCATCTGCATCGAGCAGGTGCGGCTCTCATTCGACTGCCTCGATCAGTCTCAGGAATCGGCGCGCGATGCGCTGTCGGCGGTTGAGAACTTCCTCGGGACCATCGACCTGATGAGCGACAATCAGTTTCTGTCGCCGCCACAACCCGGCGCGCAGTTTGCGAATTTCCGCCTGTCTGAGAGATCTGCGATTGAGATCCAGATCAAACAGCAGATCTACGTTTGGAGCGCGGATTACCGCGTCTTCAACAACTTACTCGTGAGTTAGTAGCATCCAAAAACAGGAGAGAGCAAATGGCAGCATTGATAGTTCCGGCAATTGCATCATTCGATACCCTGCTGTATCTCGGTGGTCCGACTTCGCCGCCGTCCTATGTCCAGCAAGGTCGCATCGGCAACATCAAGTTCAACGGCGTGGCCATCGACATGGTGGACGTGTCCAACCAGGAGAGCCCGGCGCATCGCGTCCTGGGTACCCTGCTCAAGACCGGCGATCTGACGTTCGATCTGTACTGGGAGCCGAAATCGACCCAGGATCTCGCTCTGTTTGAGCTTGTCATCACCGCGCCGCCCGCGCTCCAGCAGTGGAAGGTCGTCTGGGCCTCCGCGGCCGACGGGACCATCTGGGCGTTCAATGGCTACCTCAGCAAGTTCACGCCCGACGCGAGCATCGCCAAGGCGCTGATGGCGTCCTGCACGATCTCGGTCGATGACACCATCACGGTCACGCCGGGATCGTAGGAGGCGCTCAGATGACGGGCATTGACTACCCCACTATTACTGTCGGCGCGCACGAGAATCTCGTCGTGCGCTTCTCGCTCGCCGCGCAACTGCTGATGCGGCGCCGCGGCATCGACCCCGTGAACATCTTCGCGCTCTGCGCTCCGCGGCTTCAGGACGGCAGCGCCAACCTCGACGCTGTGCGCAATGTGCTGACGATCTTCGCGGCGTGCGTCGCCGAGAATTTCCTCGATCTCTCCAAGCCCCATCGCGTGGATCTGGACACCGCACCCACGGCCGACTACTGGGCTACGCAGGTCGAAGACTTCGCGGCGATCGAAGCCGTCATCGGGGCCGCACTGGGAAAAGCTGCGGAGGAACGGCGCAAGAGGCTGGCGGTGGTTCCTCCGGCGACGGAGCAAGCCAGCTAACCCCATACTCCGAGGAGTACTGGCTGAGGCTGTGGGCGTTCGGGACGGCCCCCGGCGGGTTGGCGTTGTCGGAAATCGAGTTCTGGCTGCTGACTCCTCGGGAGCACGCTGCGCTGATGCGGCAGTGGTGCCAGGCGCATGGCGTGCAGCCGCCGCTCACGCGCGAGGAAGCGGAGAATCTCGCGCGCAATAAGCGCTACATCCTCGATCAGCAGATGCGCGCACATAACAAGCAGGTGGAGGCGCGGAAGAAACGCCAGGAGAGCCAACTGAAGCTCGTGAACGCGAGGAGGGCCAATGGCTGACACAGGGAGTGGCGAAGAGCTGATTGGCGGCATTGGCGTCACGGTGAGCGGCGATTACTCGTCGCTTGCCGCGAGCTACGCGACCGCGCAAGATCAAGCGCAGCAGGCCGGCGAAGACATCGCGGATGCGTTCAATCAGGGCGTGGCTGGCGTCTCGGATGCGGGCGATGTAGTCTCGACCGCGCTCCAAGGCGTGAGCGATGCGGCCGGCCCCGCAAGCGATAGCTTGACTGGCGTCTCCGAGTCGGCCGGGCAGGCGGCACAATCGGCCGACGAGGCAGGCAGTAGCCTCGCGGAGATGGCCGAGCAGCTTGCCGCCGTTGGCGAAGCGCTCGTCATCACGGAGGGCTTGCGCGAGCTCGGGAGCGAGGCGCTGAGCGCATCCGACTCGATCACGCGCGCCAGCATCGCGCTCACCACCATCACCGGCTCTGGCGAGACTGCGCAGACCACCATCGAGGGGCTCGAGCAGCTCGGGATGACCGATGGCCTCGCGATGCCGTCGCTTCTCACCGCCGCTACGCGCATGACGGCGATGCTGCCACCGGGAACCGATGTTGTCGGGCTGCTCGGCAATATCGCGGATGGCGCTGCGGCGATGGGAACCGATATCGAATCCGCATCGCAGCGCTTCGACATGATCGTCAACGCCGGCACGCTATCGGCGCGCGCGCTCACCTCGATGGGACTGTCGCTCCAGTCGGTCGCGGACGCCATGAACCAGGTGGACCCATCGGCCGACGCCACCACTACCAGCGTCACCGCGATGTTCAAGGCGATGGGCCAAGGACAGCGGGTCCAGGTCCAGGTCTTGCAAGATGCGCTGTCGAATCTCGGGGGCACCGCGCAGCAGGTCGCGCAACAGACCTTTGGCGGACAGTGGCAGCAGCTGGCCAATCAGTGGGAACAGATCATGGTGCAGGTCGGGCAAGCTTTGCTGCCTGTTGTCTCCGACCTGATCAGTTTTACGAAGACGGATATCGTTCCGTTTGTGCAAAGCGCGGTCGATGCGTTCCGGTCACTGCCAGGGCCGGTGCAGGACGGCGCAGTAGCTCTGGCGCTAGTGGGCGCCGCGCTTGTGCCGCTGACTGGCGCGCTCGCCGCGGGTGGTCTCGCGGTCAATGCGCTCTCGGGACTGCTGCCGGCGCTCAATGGCGCGCTCGGCGCGCTCGGCATCACGGCGGGCGAGACCGCGGCGGCCGAGACTGCGGAAACGACGGCGACTACTGCCATGGGCGCGGCATCGGAAGCGGCAAGCGGAGGGATGGCGGTGGCCGGGGGCGCGAGCGCTGGACTGGCCGCGATCGTTGGCGGGACTCTGGCGGCGGCTCTGATCGCGGGCGCGGCGCTTTGGGCTGACTGGAAACTCAAAATCGCCGATGCCACACAGTCGGCGAATGCGATCACTACGCAATTCAACACCTGGATCGCGGCCCAAGTCACGGGCGCGAAGACCAGCGCGGATCTCGCGGCGGCGCAAGACAAAGTCAACGCGGCGATGCAGCAGGGCATCGTCACGACACAGCAGTACAACGCGCTCGAAGCGCAGCTCGACGCCACGTCGAAATCGCTGCTCGGCACATATAACGCATCGCTGCCGGCGCTCACGATCCTGACCGAAGGGACGCAAAAGGCGACGACGCAGACGGCGCTTTTGACGCAGGCGCTGGCCGACTCCCAAGCAAATCTCACGAAAGTTTCCGCTGGATATCAGGCCGGAACATCGACGGCGACGCAATTGCTTGCGGCCCAGAATCAAGTCACCAGCGCGACGAACAATCTCAATGCCGCCCTCGGGCCGGCGGCCGACAGCCTCGAGGGTATCGCCAAGCGCACCCAGGATGTCATCGACTCGGGCGGCCAGCTCGTGAGCTCGCAACAGATCGAGGCGGCCACGACCCAGGCTGAGAACGACAAGCTCATCACGTTGAGCACGGCCCTGATTTCCGCTCAGGAAAAGCTGGTGCTCACTGCACAGGCGCAGGACACAGTTTCCGCCGCGCAGAATAGGGGCACCGCCTCAATGGGCGACCTCAACACGGCGATGCTGGCCACCGAGAAGGCGGCGGCGGCGGTGACGACCGCGCAGACTGCGCTCAATGACGCGACGATGAAGGCGGCCACCGACTCGCTGGCGCTCGCCGACGCGCAGAATAAGGGGCTGCTTCAGAGCCTGCAATCGATGTCGGCGGCTCTAGGCCCGACCATGACGCAGATGCTGGGTCTTGATGGAGCCGCAGTGGCCCTGCAATCTGCGATGCCGGGATTCGGTGTTGCCGTCTCTGTCGGGATGATTGGACCGCTGGCAGGTCTTGAGTCCGCGCTCGCCGAAGCGTCGGCGAAAGTTCAGGATCTCAGCGACAAGATGCAGGCCGGCGCGAATGTCGGCAAGCAATACGAGGCCGCGCTCAAAGAGCAATCGAATGCGCAGATCGCGCTCGACGAAGAAAGCGCCGTGCTCGCTACCGGACTCCAGGGTGCGACCGACGCAACGTCGCTCGCTACCGTGGCCGTCGCTGCGGCGCAAGCCAAGCTCGACGATCTGACGACCGCCTACCAGAATGGCCTCGCGACCTATTCGCAGGTCCAGCAGGCGCAGAAAGCGCTGACCACGGCGCAGACCGAGCTAAACAACGCCATCGCCGCCGGCAGCCCGCTCGTCGTCACCCAATCCCAGGATCTCTCCGGTCTGCTGGTGCCCGCGCTCAACTCGACGGTGGGCGCGGCGAATGCGGCGGCGGGGGCCATCCAGCAGGTTGGCACGGCGGCGGCGGCGGCGGGTGCGCAGATCCAGGGCATCGCTCAAGACCTCTCTGACATGGAGGCGGCGTTCGGCTCGACCTCTGGCCTCGGGGCTGGAGCCTCGTCCGGCGGCTCGCTTGGTGGCGCTCCCCCCGGATACTCGTGGGTGTACGGATTTTTCGGGCCAGTCGGGTCCGCCGGTATCCCATCCGAGGTCGCGAAGATCGTCCAGGACCCCGACGCCACCCCGAACGAGGTTGCGGCTTTTACGGGCACCACGCCGGGCACGGTCATGGTGGAGAACGGGTTGCCCGACAACCAGAAGTATTACGGCGATCCGCTCAACGAGATCCCGGACCTGATGAAGCAGGACGCCGCGAGCGGTGGAACCGGTGCGGGCACCTCGTCTAGCACCAGCACCAGCACCAGCACAACGGGGACGCAGGCGCAAGTCCTGATCGGGGCCACGATCGGCGCAATCCCGACGAGCACCAGCACAAGCGTGCCCGCCACAACCACCAGTGGCACCGTAACGGCGAGCGGGGCCGGGACAGCGGCCATTGATGGCGGCTCCTACAGCCCCGTCACCGCGCACCAGGCATCGGGGGAGATCTGGAGCGTCCAGGTAGCCGGCACGGGTGCTGCTGCTGGCGGCGCTGGCGGCGCGAGCAGCCAGCTGGTAAGTCAGAGCGTGGTCAATACGACCATCGCCAGTGGCGATTCCGGGGCGTCCCAGGCCCTGCAAGGGGCCTCCGAAGCCGTCGTCGGATTAGTCCAGACGCTCGGGCAGGTCGCGTCCAGCGTGGCCGCCGTCGCCCAGGTCGTGGCATCCGAGGCGATATCCGGTGCAGTCATCTCGACCGGGGGAAGTAGCAGTACGCCGCTTCCGGGGATCACGACCGGCTCGGGGATCGGCGTGTCGGGCGGTGCGCTCATTCCTGGCGGAAGCGGGAGCCTGCCGCTGGCGGGGATCACAGGCGGCTCGGGAAGTGGCGTGCCGACGGGCCCGCTCATCGGCTCGACCAGTCCCGGATCCGCGGCAGGGCTGCCGAACTACGCGCCTGGCACCGCGCCGGTGGGCACGGTGCAATGGTATCTGGATCAGGGCATCAACCTGCCTGGGTACCCGGTGTCGATCCCCGGGCAGCCGGCATACAACCCAGTCACGGGAGTCACGACACCGCCGAACTATTCGCCCGTGTCGCTGCTGCCGGCCGCCGGTTCCGGTGCGTCGGGCGGCGGCTTGAATGCCAACGTGACCGTCAACATGCAGAATTCAAACTTCGGCGCCAACACGCCTACTCAGATCCAGCAGGCGGTGACGCACGCGGTTACCATGCAGCTCGTGGCCAATCTCCGCGCCGCGGGAGCGCGATTCTGATGAGCTACACGCCCGCAGTCAACTTCGGCAGCCTGACGCTCTACATCGGCTCGTGCGCCACCGGACGCACTGTCGCCGGCAGCACCACCATTGGCACCGTGGTATTCGCGCAGTTGCCCGGCCAGCCGGCGGCGACTACATTCACGCCAGCCGATGTCGGGATGCCGATTGCCATCGTCGGCGCCGGCCCTGTCAATGCGCTGATGCCCCCGCCGTACTTCGTGCAGGGAGCGACGTTTGTCACCACGATCGCGTCGTATATCTCGCCTTACTCGGTGACTCTCACCGATGCTCCAGACACCAGCATCTTCAACACCGGGTTTTTCAACATCATCGTTTATCGGCCCTGCCCGATGGCATCGGACGTCTCGGCTGCGGGCACCCAGTTCCAGTTCAACTCCTCGATCGCGCCGGGGACGCGCGACACGATGCAGGCATCGGTGCTCAATCGCGATAACGCCTACATCGATCGCTTCACAACCATCTGTCTCGGGCAGCCGGTGTATTTGACGAGCGCGAGCGACGAGCTCGGAATCGACTTCGGCGGCTATATCGACACCATGACCGTCAAGACTTACCCCGGCGTGGCGGATGTTTTCTCTTGGGAGTTCACCTGCGTTTCCTGGGCGGGGCTCGCGACCCGGCGTCAGGTTCCGCCGCAGAACGCCCAGGTGATGACGGACGATGGCGGCACCGTATTCACGCAGGTCGTTTTGTCTTTTCTTCAGAACGATGGCGTCTCGGTGACAGTCCCGCTCTACCTGCCGACGATCACGCTGCCGTGCGCGGCCGGCGCGCCAGTCAATCAGTTGCTCGACCAGATTGTCTCTCTGCTCTCGACTGAGATCACGACGTATTACTGGTACGCGGACGCATGGCGCAACTTCGTGCTCGCCACCCGAACGGCAGTTTCGGCGCCGTGGAACGTGACAGACGGCTCGGATCTCTTCGCGGGAGACACGCCGTATCAGCAACAGATTCAGACGACCCACAGCCAGATGGCCAATTTTGTCTACGGCATCGGGTCGAAGGTGCTGCTGAATGCGCTCAACGTGACCTTTCACGGCGACGGGACGACACAGACCTTCAACACGCCGAATCCGATCGGGAGCGCCCCCGCGATCACGCTCAACTCCCTGGTGCAAACGGTCGGGGTGCTCGGCGTCGATGTCGGCTTCGACTGGTATTGGTCGGAGGGGTCGACGACCATCACACAGGACGCGAGCGGCACGCCAATCGGCAGCACGGACTCGCTGATCGTCGCATACCTGCTGGAGACTCCCGGCGTCGCGCAAGCGCCTAACTCGACCAGCCTGATTGATCTCCAGCAAATCGAGGGCACCAGCGCCGAGTACGATTACTCGTTCACCGTTTCGGTGCCCATCGACCCGACCGACCTGCTCAATCTCGCCGTGGGATATCAGAGCGAGTACGGCGAGCCCGCGCAAACGGTCCAGTTCTACACGCTGCGGCCCGGCCTCAAGACCGGGCAACTGCAAAGCATCGTGCTGAGCCAGGCAGGAATCAATGGCTCGTTTCTCATCGCGACCATCCAGGTCACGGTGAAAAACAACGTGCTCGTGTGGCAGTACACCGCCTTCGGAGGCGCGAACATTGGCAACGCGATCACCGGCCTGGTGCAGTTTATTAACCGCGGCAATCAGCAGCTTGCGATCACAACGCCGGTCGTGCCCATCAAGATCGGGCTGCATGAGATCACCATCGACCACACCAAGGTATCTGGCGGCGCTGATCTTACTAACTACATATTCGCATTTGTCGGGACTTACTCATGGCTGACTGGCCCGCCCAATGGCAACGTCGCCTATGCCAACGGCGCTGACATATATTTCTCGTCCGACTCGGAGGGGGCGGACGTTCTCGATTTCGACCTCGAATATTACAACTCCGCGACCGGACAAATCGCGGCGTGGGTAAGAATCCCGACGCTGAGCCATAGCGTCGATACGGTGATCTACATCCAGTACGGCAATCCGACGAATAGCAGCAGCCAGCAGAATCAGTACGGCGTCTGGTCTCCATCCCCCGAAATCAGCGGCACGCCGAACACAAATTATCGCGAGGTATTCCACTTATCGGAGACAGCCGCCCCTTATCATGACTCGACTAAGTATGACAATAACTCGACTGGCTATGTTGGCTCGGGATATCCGGCGCAGGCTGCCGGGCCGTTCGGCTACGCGGTCAATTGTCCATCCACTTACGAGGGGATCGCGGTCCCATCCTGTCTCGCGGGCAATGGCTTTAGCAACTCGCAGGGCACCATGCGCGCCTGGATTCAGATGGCGGTCGGAGGCGGCGGCGCGCCGTATTATCAGAACCTCTTCGACGCGGAAGTGACGGGCGCTTACGGATGGGGCATGGCGCTCATGGTGGTAAATCATTTCGGCAGCGCCTGTCTGAATTATAACGGGTCCCAACTGAAGTTCGCCTCGACCGTCGTGGTCGATGATGGCAACTGGCATGAGCTTGTGATGACGATGAGCGCGGCCAATGCGTACCTGTACATCGACGGCGCGCTTGCGGCGACGGCTGGTCACGGCCAGAATGCCGTGATGAGCAACGACAATCCGAACAACATCAACTCCGGGCGCGGCGGCCTGGCGTTTAAATCTTACACGGGCCTGATCGCAGAGCCTAAGATGTCGCAGGCCGTGCTCGATGCTGGAACTATCGCGACGGAGTGGGCCAACCAGTCAAGCCCAGGCACGTTCTACAGCGTTGGCAACTCGCAGAGCGGGCCGGCTCCGCAGAACACCAGCGTGGCGGGCAATCCGGCCGGGACGGTGACGCACGTGAGCGGTGCGCTGACTGCCGACGCGCCGATTTTCGGGAACGGCGGCGGCGATGTCAAGATAGGCACGAAGACCGGCTCGACAGACCAGATGCAGTGCGCGAGCGGAGCGGCCGGCGCGACGGGGTCGCCGCTGAAGTACGACGCGAGCGGTAATGCCGTCGCCGGCGTGGTCGGGCAGTTCGTTCCGGCCGGAGGCGCCGCGGCCCAGGTGTTGACCAAGAACAGCTCGGCGGATTATGACGACGCATGGACCAGCGTGTCGTCGGGCGACGTGCTGGTGAACAGCACGACCACACAATGCGCGATCAGCGTCAATGGTTCGTTCGTCGCCGACGTGCCGACGGTGTTTTACGTCGAGGGGACTTATAGGGCATGAGTCAGATTAATCTCAACAACACGTCGCCAGCCGCGCCGAGCGGCAACACGAATATCACCTGGCAGATCGATGTAAGCAACAATGTCAGCGCATATGTCCCGAACGCTAAGCAACAGCGCGGCCTTCGGCTGGTACGTGATGCCGGCGCCCGGCACGGCGTGGTCCGCGTTTGCCGATACGCGCGGGTCCAGTGCTATGGTGGCGATTGCCCTCAAATGACGCTTTTTGAGCGCTGAAAGGAATCTTAGACGATATGAGCCAAATCAATCTGAATCACACGACCCCGGCCGCGCCGAGCGGCAACACCAATGTCACCTGGCAGGCCGACGGCTCAAACAATGTCAGCGGCTACGTGCCGAACGCGACGGTGCCACTCACCACGAAGGGCGACGTGCTCGGCTATGACACCGCGCCCGACCGCATTCCGATTGGGTCGAATGGCCAGGTGCTCACCGCCGACTCGACGCAGGCGCTCGGCCTCAAGTGGGCCTCTCCCTCGAGCGGCGGCGGCATCTCGATAGGACCGATCGCGAGTCTTCCCGTCAGCGTCCCGGCGGCTGGCAATATGTACGTGTGTACCAACTCGCCATACACGTTCGTAAGTGACGGCACGAACTGGCAAGCATTTATCTTCGGCTACAATGTTGTGCAGCCGATCTTGTCCGCATTCACTCAGCAGAATCAGGGTCTGACCACTTTCACGACGGCCAACGGTGGGATTGCGATGGCCTGCACGTCGGCCTCGGGCGACAATCTGCAATGGATCTCACAGGCCGTGCCTGCCACGCCTTACTACGTCGATGTGGCGTTTATGTTGTCGATGAAGGACAACACCGGTAACTTCGGGGTTGGCTTGAGCGACGGCACCAAGGTCACTATGATCACGTTCGGATGGGAGTCGGGCAACGCTAACTGGATTAAGAGAGTGCAGTTCAACTCGCAGACCAGCTTCAATAACAACGCTTCCGCGGGCACCGTTGGGAACTGGGTGGGGCCGCTCATCTGGCTGCGCATTCAAAATGACGGCACGAACCTGACGTACTCCTACTCGGTCGATGGCAACACCTGGACTCAGCTACTCCAGGAGGGCGCGACGGCGTTTCTCACGGCCACGCTAGCGCTATTCGGCGGTGATCCCGTGTCGATCGCTATCTTCGCGCGGCTGGTGCATTTCTCAATCCACACTTAAGACTTGCGCTTCTGCTGATTGGCGCTACAATGGGCGGCGAAGGAGAAACACCCCTTATGGCAGACGTAACTTTCCCCGGCGCTGTGCTGAACCCCAATTCGGGCGAGCTCGCGCTCAACATGAAGCAGCTCATCGACGACAATCAGGAGCATTCGCGCCGCCGCGCGTCGAATGACGCCGATTTCGACAAGGCGATGAATCAGATCACGATCTCCGCGGCCCAGGACGCGCAGACCGTGAAGCATCTCGCCACCATCAACATGCTCACGGCCTCGCAGACCGGCGCGACGGAGAACGAGCAGACTATCAGCCCGGTGCGCACCGGGACAGGCGATGCCATCGTCGGCGGCGTCGGCGTGTCGGCCGAGCAGGTCGCGGCCAATGTCGCCAATCTTGCCACCACGATGACGCCGATCATCGCTGGCGCAGTCGCCGAAGCTGTCTCGACGGCAATCACAGCGATCCTGCCGGCGCTCGTCACCGCGGTGGGCGGCGCGAGCACGCCGAGCCAGACGCAGCCTGCGGCCTGAATTCCCATAAGGGGAACTCAAGCCGCTCGCCCGCCGGCTCCGAGTGGGCCGGCGAGCGCGGCGAGAGTGCCCCACGAAAGGACAACCATGAGCTTCCTCTCTGTCCTCAAATCCATCGGCCACGTCTTCGGCGCCGTCGCAACGGCCGCCACTCCGCTTGAGCCGCTGATCGGGGCTATTCCCGTCGCTGGCCCCATCGCCGATACCGTCCTCAGCGCGATCACAGCCGCCGAGGGTCTCGTCACCACCGCCAGCCAGGGCGCGGCGAAGAAAGCCGTCGTCACTGCGGTGGTCAACGCGCAACATCCCGGCGTCGATCAGTCGGCGCTCTCCACCACAATTGACCAGGTTGTCGCGGCGATGAACGCGCTCTCGACGGCTCTGGCCAGCATTCCGGCGCCAGCGCCGGCCGCGAAAGGATGAACATGTCTACGACCCCGACGCCGAGCAATCCGCTCCCGACCGTTGACCAGGCCATCACAGCCTTTCAGGCAGCCGAGGCTCCATTCAAGGCTGCGCTGGCCGCCGTCTCTGCCGACAGCGCGCAGCTCGCCACCGATCAGGCCACACTCAGCAGCGTGACTCCGGCGTATGAGCAGGCGCTGGTCGATCTCGCGGCCGCCGCCACCGCTGCCGAATCCGCCTCTTGACAGGATACGGGAGTACTGTCACGCTGATTTAAGTCGTTTGGTTGCTCCTCGAAAAGGCCGCCGGGAAAGTTCTCCCCGGTGGCCTTTTTCCGCTTCTGGGACCGGCATAGGGGATTGTCCCGATTTTGCTGCGGCCGGCACCGGCGTAGGATGACTGCATGGCGAATATCTCAATCCTACTCAGTACAGATTTTGAAAGTTCCTTCAGCGTGACCACAGGACATGGCCTGCTCTCGCTCTGTTATGAGACGCAAATACAGAGCGGGTACGCTGATGAGAATGGGCTGCCGGCGCATCACGTGTACGACAAAGGCACGGTGAATTTCCATGGCACGGCTGCCGATCTGCGGCTGCTCGCCGAGCGCATCATGGCGGCGGTGCCGAAGGACAATCATCAGGCGCTGGCGGACGAGACCGACATCGAGGAGAGCGCGAAATATGGCCGCTGAAATCGTCCGTCACGAGCCGAGCACGATCCAGCCGCGACTGCCCGGCACCGAGCCAACCATGCTGGAGATGATCCAGCAGACCATCACGTCGGGCGAAGTGCCCCCCGAGAAACTGCCGGCGGTCCTGTCGGCCTTCTTCGACTTCCAACTTCGCGTGCAGGCCGTGGACGCCGAGAAGGAATTCAATCGCGACTTTGCCGCGGCAATGATGGAGATGCCGCGCGTAGCCAAACGGGGCAGGAAGGATATGCGCGAGAAGGGCGTCATCCCCTACGCCACCTACGAGGACGTGGACGCGGCGATTCGGCCGGTTGAGGCCAAGTTTGGCTTCGCGCGAACATTCTCGACGCGCGCACTCGAAGGCAAAAACGGACTCATGATGACGCTGCGATTGACCCATCGCGCTGGCCACGCTATCACGTCGGAGCGCTGGTGCCCGCCTGACCCCGGGCCTGGTCGCAACGACATCCAGGCGCAGGGCAGCGGCGAAAGCTATGGCCGCCGTTATCTCACGCTCGCCGTGTGGAATATCGTCACCGTGGGCGCAGATGACGATGCCGATAGCGCAGACCCGATCAGCGAGGAGCAGGCGCTGAAAATCCGCGAGATGCTCGATTTCCTCGCGCTGGAGCCGCCGAAATTGGCGAAGCTCTGGGCGTGGCTCGGACCGCCGGCCAGCAGCCCCGAAACCGTCCAGCGCGGACAATATGACAAGCTGCGCGCGTATCTGACCGGGCTGGTCAAGGCAGTGGAGGCGAAGCGTGGCTAACTATCGATTCGACCTCGTGCAGGGATCAGACGACTGGCTCCAGGCCCGGCTCGGCATCCCGACTGCCAGCGAATTTGATCGCATCCTCACGCCCGCCAAATTGCAGCTCGCCACAGCCGCGACCAAGTACATGTGCGTCAAGCTCGCGGAGTGGATGTACGGCGCGCCGCTGGAGGCCTTCGTCTCGCCGTGGATGGAGCGCGGCAAAGATCTCGAGGCCGAGGCTATCCGCTATTATGAGATGGAGCGCGACGTGGAGACGCAGCCGATCGGCCTGGTGCTCACCGACGACGGCAACGCGGGTGCCTCACCGGATCGGTTGGTGGGCGATGAGCGCGAGGAGCGCTTGGGTCTGCTCGAGATGAAATGTCCGGCGCTCGAAACGCACGTCGGCTACATGCTCAACCCGCAGTCGCTGCTCGACGAGTACCGGCTCCAGGTGCAGGGCCAGCTCTGGGTGTGCGCAGGCCGTGGGTGGTGCGATCTCATGTCGTACTATCCTGGATTTCCGGCCGTGCTGGTGCGCGCGCTGCCCGACGAGCGCGTGCAGGCGGCGCTCTCGCAGCACATCCCGGCCTTCGTCCAGACGATGCTGGCCGCTCGCGAGAAACTGACTCAGATGTACGGCGAGCTGCGCCGCGAGCGCGTCACAGCTGAGCAGCGCGTCGAGGCCAATCGCGCGGCATTCGACAGCTTCATTGGCGGTCCGGGATCGCGAGGCGTCGTATGAACCCGCTTGATGCCGGATTACTAGAGATCGGCGCGCGCCTTTTTAGCTTGCCATTTCCGCCTCCTGGCTGGCGTATTCTTCAGCCGTGGGGGTTGGGCTTCGCGCTCGACAATTATAGCGGGCTTCGAGTCATCGTGGACTGCGCGATGAAAGAGGATGGAAACTGGTGGGTTCACGTATCCGCCTCACGAAAGACCTACGCGCCCTCCCACGCTGACATGCAAACCGTCAAGCGGGCTTTTCTGGGAGACCGCTACGCATACGCCGTCTGGCCTCCAGAGGACAAGTACGTGAACATTCACGCCAACTGTTTGCATCTATGGTCGCGAATTGATCACGTAAATGGGCGCGTTTTACCCGAATTTTCCGAGGTACTTCCGGGAATCGGAAAGACGATATGAGCGCTGACAGCGGCCTGGACATCGGGCGGCGCGTAAAGGCGCGCAGGCTTGCCGACGCGTTGCGCTCGCTCGGCGGCACGGCAGCCGATGCGCGCCGATTGAGCGATGGCGACTGGATCAACGCTGTCAAGCTCGCTGCGCAGCAGACCGGCCGCGGATTCCCGAAACGCGGCGAGCCATGGCGCGTGCCGTCTGAGGTCACGCGAGCGCTCGTGATCGAGTATCTCGCGCGGCCCGAGGCTCCCGCAGTGGACCCGGGCGAGCCGCGCGACGAAGACGTGCCACCGGAATAACTATCGCAAATCGGGGATTCTCCCGATGCGGAAAGCGCGAAAGGAGCGCAGAATTACATCATGACCCGATCCGAAAAAGCAATCACCTGGCGCAATGGCGTGGCAACCTGCACGCATTGTCTCACCGATCACCGATTCACTCCGGAACAGACCCGGCGTGGCGATGGAGATGTGGATCTGGTGCCCTGTCACGCTGACTCGTGTACCGCGATGCTCTGCCCCGACTGCCCACAGTTCGTCTGCGGCGGCTGCGAGTTGCCGCACTGCCTGGAGCATCGCATCGAGTACTCCGGGCTGTCGCTGTGCCCGGTGTGCATGGCCGAGGCCGCGGCTGTCGATGCCGCAGACCTCGAGCTCGCCAGCCAAGGCGACGCGGAATTCGCGCGGGCGATGGCGGCGGCCGGCCTGACGTTGCGCGAGGCGGAAGCTTTCGCGCGGGAGGTGGGACGTGCAAATTGAGGAGATCTACGCGATCACGCCAGATGCCGATGGGTGGCGTATATTGCGTGAGGGCAACCATGTGAGGCTCGGCAGCGATGTGAAGCTCAGCACCGCGGTGACGCTCGGCGACTGGGTGAAGCTCGGCGACGGGGTGACGCTCGGCGACGGGGTGACGCTCGGCGACTGGGTGAAGCTCGGCGACAGGGTGAAGCTCGGCACCGCGGTGACGCTCGGCGACTGGGTGACGCTCGGCGACAGGGTGAAGCTCGGCGACGGGGTGACGCTCGGCGACAGGGTGAAGCTCGGCGACGGGGTGACGCTCGGCGACGGGGTGAGGCTCGGCGACGGGGTGAGTTATGAGAGCACGCCCACACAAGTCCAGTGCCACCCCTACATCGTCTACCCCTACTCGCTGAGTCGGATCGGCGTCGGCTGTGTGGTCCACGATCTAGAGTACTGGCGCAGGGGCGAACCAGCCGAGTTGGCTAATCATCCCGAGTGTCGGCCCTGGGATCGGTACATGGCGGCCATCGAACTTGTTGCCGCGTGGATAGAGAGCCAGCCCGCGCTCATCGAGGAGCGCAAGGCGGAAGATGCGATCGCGGGGCGTGATGCCCAGGAGACGGGCGCGGATCGCTGCCCGCCGAGGGAGTGAGTAATGTCACAGAAGATCAAGCCGCCGGAGACCTGGACACCGAATGCCGCTGCGCGGTATCTACTGAAGCGCTTCGGTGTTCTCGTTGTAGAGCGCAGCTTGGGTGGTCCAGTGGGGGAAATCACACGCTGCTTCGGTGGAAAGCCTACCGATACGATATTCCGGTACGCTCGGCGCGCCACCAAACAAGAGTGGGATCGGCAATCTGAAGAGTGGGTGAAGTATGCCGGCGTGCCGATGCCGCAATTCGAGTCCCGAGGCGAGGCATGGATCATGGAGAAAGTCGAGCAATGACGCCAATCACAGGCATCGCGCGCAAGCCGCGCAGCGACAAGGGGCTGACGCGTAAATCGTCCATCGATCAGTGGACGGACGTGTTCATGGGGTGGACTGCGGACAAGCAGACGACGGCGCTTGCGCTGCTCCAGGCGCTGCACAGGCAGCTATTGCGCGGCGCGATCAAGCCCGCGACGGAGGCGAAAGAGGATGATAATGGCTGACGAGAAATTCCTGCGCTCGATGGGCGCGACATCGCAGCCGGTGTCCGACGATCCGCACGCGGGCTGCCTCCAGCGCTGGCTCGATGAACGCGAAAAGCGCGAGCGCGCGGAGCAATCGATCCTTGCCAACGCCCAGGCCTACGAGCGACTGAGCGAAGCACAGGAGAAGCGCATCGACAGGCTGCGCGCCCTGGGCTACGGCGCGGCGCTGCTGATTGTCGCGCTGGCAGTGGCGCTCGTCGGCCTCCTCGCGCGAATGGTGCGGCCATGAGCAAAGGCTTCACGAAGTTGGTCGACATCGGCGGCCCGGACGCGGGGCGACTGCATATGGTGCTAGAGCGCTGGCTGACGGAGCACCGGATTCCGTTTCGACGGACCAGGTTCCGCGGCGAGGGCTTCGTGCGCTACAGCGTAGAGCGGGAAAATCTGTGCTGCGCGCAGGCCGTGATTCCGGCGCTCTGGGCGTCCGATAGTAACAGGTGAGCGGATGAGGAAGAAGGGTCGGTTGAGGATGCGAGATCTTATATGATCGGCAGCCTTCTCTTCGCTTTCGTCGGAGCGACGCTGCTCGTTCCGGCCGGCGGCGATCTGATCGCAACGGCGCTGTTATGGTGCGGATTCACGCTCGGGCGCCACGTGGACTCGCTGCGCGCGGCGTACAATGCCTATCGACTTACTTGGAGAGGATAAACACGTGGAAACACTTACGGAGCAGTTAGAGATCGCGGACGCGACAATCGAGGATTGGACGCACCGAAAAACCGAAAAAGACGGCCTGAAAATGCACTTCACGGTAAGTGCTCCGCTGCCGAAGCTACTCGCGCAGCAGTTGAGATGCAGCGGCATTTACGAGATGGACACGGGCCGAATCGACTTACTGCATAAACTCAAGGACACCGAGTTTCTGCTGACCGGAGGGGATGATCTGGGCGCGAGTTTCTTTCCCGACGTGATTTACAAGTTCAAGGCTAGCCGCGACGAGAATCAGTTCACGGTGCAATTCTCGATTCATGTTTCGACGCGGTGTGAGGAGTTGCACGAACTGCTGAAGCACGCGCCCGAGACGCTGAGCCTTACCATGCGCCCGCGCCAGGGGCAGTTATTCGAGGACGGCACGCGCGTGGACGTGACGACAATCCCCGAGAAGGACACCGGCTGTGTGGCGTGCAACAACGGCATCCCGCTGATGGACGGCGACCCGACGAATGCCGCGGCAACAATGGGCGGCACGCATCAGAAGCGGACCCCGCGCAAAGACCGCGGCACGGTCAATTAGTGCGCGAGCTTCCCGGCTTCGTGATCCACGGCGCGCCCCGCACGAAGAAGAACTCGTCGCGCGTGGTGACGATCCCGACGAAAGGCGCGCGGCGCTGCCGTGCCTGCGGCCATATGCCGGGCTTTCGGAAGGTTCTCCCCTCCGAGGCCTACGAGGCGTGGGAAGCTGCGGCGCTCCAGGAAATGCTGCTCGTCAGGCAGCGCTTGCGCGGGGCCGGCATCGACCTGCCGATCCTGACCCCGGTGTCCGTCACGGCGGCTATCTACCGCGACCGCAACGTGGGCGACGCCGTGGGCTATTATCAGGCGGTGGGGGACATGCTCCAGAGGGCCGGCGTGCTGAAGGACGATCGGCAAATCGAGGACTGGGACGGGTCGCGCCGGCTGCTTGATCCCGACAATCCGCGCGTCGAGATCTTCCTCACCGTGCTGACCGATGTGCCGGTCCAGGAGTCGCTGTTGTGAGCGCTCAGAAGCCCACCGCCAGCGCCGCGAAGCTCCGCACCTGGGAGCAGACCCGCGCGCTCGACCGCCGCGCGCTGAAACTGCTGGCCGCCGGCGCCACGCTGGAGCAGGCGTATCGACAGGCGATGTCTGAGCTTGTTCCGAATCCGGAACAAAATCCCCGCGCGGCTTGCGATTCGGGTCTATTCGATAGAGAATAGGCGGTGCGGAATATGCGCGAAGGGTAGCTCCCGGCGCGCGGCTGGGCTCGGCAGTGGCCTACCACCTGGGCCGACTGCCGGACCAGCCCTCGCATGATGGGTGGAAAAATTTGACACTTCGCATACGCGACTGGAACGACATTTTCGAGAATGCCGAAAGTCGAAAATTGAAGAGTCTTCGATGGGTTGCCATGCCCAACAAGACCAATAGCCAGGGGTACACGGCACTCGTCGAGCACCCGCGGGGCGCTCTGCATTACGGTGCCTGGTGCGCCATTGTCCTCGTGTGCTCGCTACGTGAGCCGCGAGAGAAACGCGGGACTCTCCCGGAGGCCGACGGCACCATCGGGGGAATTTCCCGAGCTCTCGGGAGAATCTCCCGACTTCCGCCGGAAATTTTCGAGGAGGTTTTGCCGCGTTTGATAAACGATCAGGAAATAGCTTGGATTGAACAACTTGGCGACGTTTCGGGAAAATCCCCCGACGTTTCGGGAAAATCCCCCGACGTTTCGGGAAAATCCCCCGACGTTTCGGGAAAATCCCCCGGACGAATAGAAGGGAATGGAAGGGAATCATCATCACAGGGAAGAGAAAGACAAAAACAGCCGCCGTTCGCAAAAAACGGAGTCGGAACGCATTTTTTTTCTCAAAAGATTGATGATGATAAACCAAAAAACATCGATCCAGATGCTGAACTGAGGCGGATTTACGTTGAAAAGACAGGAGTTGACATCCCGAAGAATCTAGAGCGCCGGATCTGGGAAGCCGTCGAGTTGCGCGCGTGCCGAAAGGCAGCGTTCATTGAGGCGCTTCAGGAGCACATTCCGAACGCTTGGCATAACCCGGCCGGCTTTCTGACACACTTTGCGCGCTCAATGGGCCAGGTGGCGGCGGTAGCGATTGAAATTCCCGTCGCGCCCCCGGAGCCGCCAAAGAACGCCAAGGGCCGGTGCTCGCTCTGTAATGGGGTCGGCAAGGTCGGAGAGGACTGGTGTTCCTGCTCGATTGGCCGCGACTTCCACGTGATTGAGATTCGAGCGCTTGGAAAAAAGCAAATTGAATCGGCGGCTTCAGAGAACGCGCCGGCAAAGGAAGCCACTGCATGACCCGCGACGAATACGTGGCCGCGCCGCTCGTCTGCGAGTACGAAGACTGGATTGCGCGCAGCAACAGCAACGGCGGCGTTTGGTACCTCGATGGCGTAAAACTCGTGTATGTCGACGCGATCCCGGCCGACGCACCGCAAGACTGGTTGCTCGGCCCGACGATGCGCCCGGGCGAGTTCGGCGCCTTTCTCCCGAATGCGATTCATCCGCGCGGACACAGCCCCTACGCGTTCGCCGTCGGGAAAACGGAGGAAGCCGCGTGCGGCCAGGTGTCCGGTTTCTTCCGGCGCCGTGCGGACGGTGCATCATGGAGGCGACTCTGATGCCCGTCCGAATGCTGCCGGAGGTGCCGCGCGAGTGGCCGGCGCACGTACCGAAACCGGCGATTATCGGTAATGGCCGGCGCGTTCTCTCGCCACGCGTGCCACAAGGTGCGCAGCGCGCCGCACAGTGGCGCCGAACCACCACACGTGAGTACACAGAGGCTGACATTCCCGTCTGCCGCGCCATCGAGGCGCAACTCATCCGCGAGGCCGAGCGCGAGGCCGAATTGCGGCACGCGCGAGCGATGGCTACGGCGAGGGGCGCGAAGTGATGCTTTTCCGCGCCGACGCTATCGCGCTATAATCCAGTCGGTTACATGCCAAAAGCGCAGCCAAAGCCGATTGTTTCCCCTATAAAATCCTTTGCGAATCGCAAGCGGACCGAATGGCGCGATCGCAAGGGCATCGACGCCCGGCTGGAGGCCATCCGGACAGGCGAGTTGATCGTGCTCCAGGAGTCACGCACAGATCGCGTAATCATCGCTATCGTGCGCCACGTCAAGCGCTTCCGTCGTCGTCACGGATATCGCTATGGCATCCGGATCGCAGAGCCGATGCTCGACCGTGCGCCGGCAGTGAGGCACCTGCAAGGCTGGCAGCGCCGCGAAAAACTATGAGTCGGCCCGCATTCCAACCGACCGACAAAGACCGCGCCATCGTGACGGCGATGGCCAGTTACGGCGTGCCCCAGGAAGACATCGCGCGGGTGATCGGCATCAGCGATGTGACGCTTCGCAAATACTTCGAGCGCGAGATTGCCACCGCCGCGATCCAGGCAAACGCCAAGGTCGCGGAAACCTGCTATGCAATGGCAACCAGCGGTCAGCATCCGGCGGCCACGTTCTTCTGGCTCAAGACGCGCGCCGGATGGCGCGAGACCGAACGCCTCGAGCACGTCGGCGAGGGCGGCGGTCCGGTCGAACTGAAAGTGCTTTACGCCGACAAAGACATCCCCGAATGACCCTGACGCTGCCGCGCCCGCACCCCGCGCAGTATCGCGTGCTGATGGAGTCGCGGCGCTTCAACGCGTTGTGCTGCGGGCGACGATGGGGCAAGACCACCATCGCGATTGATCGGCTCATCCGGCCCGCACTGAAGGGCAAGCCCGTCGCCTGGTTCGCACCGACCTACAAGCTGCTGTCCGAAGTCTGGCGCGCGGTCCACACACAACTTGCGCCAATCACGATACGCCGCAACGAGTCCGAGCGCTGGATCGAGCTGATCGGCGGCGGCAAGGTGGACTGCTGGTCACTCGACGATCCCGACGCCGGCCGCGGCCGGGCTTATGCCCGCGTCGTGGTCGATGAGGCTGCGCTCGTGCCGGATCTAGAGCAAGCCTGGCAACGATCCGTGAGGCCGATGCTGACGGACTTTCAGGGCGGTGCCTGGCTGATTTCCACACCGCGCGGCACGGCTAACTACTTCCACACGCTGTACCAGCTCGGGCAGGACCCGACGCGCGAGGACTGGGCTAGCTGGCAGATGCCGAGCGCGCTCAATCCGTATCTGCCGCCGGCAGAAATCGAAGCAGCGCAGCAAGATCTCACGGACTTGGCTTTCGCGCAAGAGTACTTGGCCCAATTTGTGAGTTGGGCCGGATCGGTCTTCCGCCGAATCATGGATGCTGTGGGCGAAATCGCGGTCGAGCCAGCGGCCATGATCGGTGTGGACTGGGGTCGCACGGGCGACTACACGGTGTTCACCGCGCTCTCGCAGCGCGGCCAGCTCGTCGCCACGGACCGATTCCGCGGCATCGAGTATGCCATGCAGCGACAGAGACTCGCAGAGTTTTGGAAGCGCAACGGGTCGCGGGCGTGGATCGTTGCTGAATCCAACTCGATGGGCGGACCGGTAGTCGAGCAGCTCAAGGCAGACGGCCTGCCAGTGGTCGGATTCCTGACGACGGCAGCGAGCAAGGCTGATATCATTCAGCGGCTCGCGTTGGCCTTCGAGCGCGGCACGATCCGTATTCCGAATGACCCCGTGCTCATCGGCGAGCTTCAGGCGTTCGAGGGCAAGGCATCGCCGAGCGGGGCGATTCGCTACGGCGCGCCCGCCGGCATCCACGATGACTCGGTGATGTCGCTCGCGATTGCGTGGGCTGCGCTGACTGGACCGCGCGAGGAGCGGCGATACGTGAATCCCTATGGCGGCACAAGTGAGCAGCCAGTGCCATACTCGATTTCGCCGATCTAGTACTTTTTCGCGCTTGTAATCCATCCGTCGGATGGATTATACTTTTGCGCATGACAGATATTTTGCTCGACGATCTGACAGTAGGTCAAGCGCGAGAGCTCGCGAAATTGTTCGGCTCGACAGTGGATAGCAACCCGGCTGGATTCTGGGAGATCGGGAAACCTTACCTGATCCGCACGGTGACGATGATCGACACCGGCGTCCTTGTGGCGGTCACGCCACAGGAGATCATCCTGCGAGACGCCGCTTGGATAGCCGACACTGGACGATTCGCAGCCGCGCTGGAATCGTGCGAGTACAACGAGGTAGAGCCGTTTCCAGAGGGCCTCGTTGCCATCGGGCGCGGATCGATCATTGAGGCGGTGAAAATCAAGAAGGTTCCGCGAGGCGTCAAGTGAATGCGGCGGTGATGCGCTCTGGACACGATCAGTCGGGGTCGTGGTCGTGGTCGTGGTCGGGGTCGTGGTCGTGGTCGGGGTCGGGGTCGCGGTCGCGGTCGGGGTCGTGGTCGGGGTCGGGGTCGGGGTCGCGGTCGCGGTCGCGGTCGCGGTCGGGGTCGTGGTCGGGGTCGGGGTCGGGGTCGCGGTCGCGGTCGCGGTCGTGAGCAAGCTCAAGATCCTAACATGCGCCGTCTGCCGCCACGAGTGGGCCAGCAGACGCGAGCCAGCGCGGTGTCCTGCTGAGGGCTGCCGCTCAAAGCTCTGGCGCGGCGACGCAGCGAAAAAGCGTGGGCCAAAGGTGACGAAATGAGCGACCCTCTCGTGTGCGCCGTGCTGCTGACGTGCGACCGTCCGGAGATGACGCGGCGGGCGATCGCCTGCTTTCGCGCGCAGACCTACGCGAACAAATGGCTGCTGGTGCTCGACTCTAGCAGCCAGCCGACGTTCGGTCACTTCGAGTACAGCGAGATTTACGTGCGCACTGCCGGCGCTCGGACAATCGGCGCGCTGCGCAATAAGGCGGCGAAGCTCGTAGCCAAGGCCGACATCCTCGTCCACTTCGACAGCGATGACTGGGCGCACCCGCGCCGCATTGAGGAGCAAGTCGCGCTGCTCCTGGCGAGCGGCAAGGCGTGCGTCGGTTACCGCGAGCTACTGTTCTGGGACACGAGACGGCGCGCACATAAATGCGAAGTGGACGAGCGCGAGGGCGACTGCCCCGTGTGTGTCGATGAGGACCAGAGACAACACGAGCAGCGCGGCGAAGCCTGGCTCTACCACAATCCCGATCCGCGATGGGTGGCCGGTGCCAGCATGTGTTACTGGCGCTCGGCCTGGGAACTGTGCCCATTCGACGACGCGCCCCATGAAGATCAGCGCTGGTGGCTGAAGAACTCGGAAAAGTGTGGGGGCGTGTCGGGCTTCGGCGAATTCGACGGCATGGAAGCGGCCAGTATGAACCCACGCCTCATCTGTCAGATTCACGCCGACTCGACTGAGAATATCCCACGCCAAGTGATGGAGTCGGGCGGCGGCGGAACGTGGAGGCGCGCGCCGGAATTCGACAGCTACTGCGCTCGCCCGATGGAGATCAAATGCGTCTGAACCTCGGTTGCTCATCCGATATTCGCACCGGCGGTCAGTGGGTCAACGTTGATCTTGTGCAGCCATGTGACCAGGTAGTTGATCTCTCGCTACGCTGGCCATGGCCCACTTCGAGCATTGAGGAGATTTACGCCGCCGATATCTTCGAGCACCTGCCCGACCGAATCAACACGATGAACGAGGCGCATCGCGTGCTCAAGGCCGGCGGCCGGCTAACCATCGAGTGTCCCGATGCCGCGAAGGGCGCGGGCCAGTGGCAGGACCCGACGCATGTGAGCGCCTGGACGCCGAACGGTCTGCAATACTTCGCCGATGGCTCCCGAGCGCACAAGCGTTTTGCCGTGGCCTACGGCATCACGGCGCGCTTCAACGTGCTCTCTGTGACGGAGCGTCAGTACAGCGAGATGGCCGGCGCTTGTCGCTGTGAAGTCTGGAAGTTCCACGCGATACTAGAGGCGGTGAAATGAGCTTCGTCATCGTCATCCCGTCGCAAAACGCGAACAATCTCGTTGCCTGCGTCGGCGCCATCCGCGCGGCCGGCGAGACCGCGCACATCGTCATCGTCGATGACGGCATCGACTCGTCGCTGTTCGAGTCGGACGCGCAACTGGCTTTGCGCCCCTACTCGATTGTGCCGGGCATCCGGCCATTCGTCTTCGCCCGCAACGTCAATCTCGGCATCCGCGTCGCAGGCGATCGGGCCGACATCGTGCTGATGAACGACGATGCCATTTTGCATACGCAAAATGGCTTGACGCGCCTGGCGGCCGACGCCGCGGCCCACCCGGAGTACGGTGTGATTGCGGCCTCGGTGGATTCATGTGGCACGCCGAATCAGATCCATCGGAGCGCCCACGGAATTGCCATCGAGCGATTGCCGCAAGGTCTGCGCGAGGAGCGTGCGATGCTGGCGTTCGTCTGCGTCTACGTCCCGCGCCGCACGATCAATTTGGTGGGCCTGCTCGATGAGCGGTTCGGCCTGCAAGCCGATGGCACCGGGCCGCGGGGTTATGGGTGCGAAGACGACGATTACTGCTTGCGCGTGCGCCAAACCGGGCTGAAACTGGGCGTCCAAAACGATGTGTTTGTCAATCACACGACGCTGCCGTCCACGTTCCGCCATGGAGACCGGCGGGCGGACGTGCGGCTGCATGAGAAGCTGTTCCGCGAGAAGCACGGCCACTGGCCGGAAGGACATGGGTACCCGACGCGATGACACGTTATTCGATTCCCGGATGGTTCGCGCAAGAGAATCGCGAGATGTTGGACGAGCTCATCAAGCGCCACGAGATCAAGACCGTGGTGGAAATCGGCTCCTTCCTCGGCCTCTCTGCCGTCTGGTTCGCGCATCGCGTCGAGCACGTGTACTGCGTTGACACCTGGTTCGAGGGCGCGAGTTACGAGAGCGAGAACAACCTGGTGGGCACACTGCGCCGGTGGGACCTGCCCCGCGACTTCTTCGCGCTGTTCCGCGACAATGTGATGCGCTCCGGGGTCTGGCACAAGATCACACCGATTCGCGGCGCGTCGCACTTCGTCAGCGGCCAGGTGCCATCCGCCGATCTCGTGTATCTCGACGGCTCGCACCGCTACGAGGACGTGTTGCGAGACATCGAGATCTATCGGGACAAGGCGCGCGTGATTCTCTGCGGCGACGATTACGTTGAGCGCAAGGAGATCGACGGATCGAAGTGTTACGGCGTGATCGAAGCCGTGACTGAGCTGCTGCCCGAGGCGCAACATGTTGGGCCATTTTGGTGGTGCGAGCGCGCATGAAGATCCAGGCCTACATGCCGGTGTACAACGAGGCCGACGTGCTGTCCTGGACGCTGCGGCATCTGCACGAGCAGGGCTGCGCGGTCCACGTGCTGGACAGCTCGTCGTCGGACGGCTCCTACGCTATCGCGTGCCGCGAGGCGGATTCCGTCGAGACATTTCCCGCGATCTCGTCGCCTGTCTGGTGTCTGGGCGACGTCCTACGCCGCGTCGAGGACCTGGCCGCCGCCTCCGATGCCTATTGGTGCCTCTACACCGATGCCGACGAATGGCGCATGTCTGCGATCCCCGGCGAGCGACTGATCGATGGCATCGCTCGGCTCGATGAGATGGGCTACAACTGCATCGACTTTCGCGTGCTGGCATTTTTCTGCACGGATGCTGGCTGGCCGGGCTCCGGCCTCTCGCCCGAGCGCTACTTCCGCTACTACAGCGAGTCGGACATGATCTGCAAGATAGCCAACCGCAGGCTGTGGAAGAACACCGGACGTGTCACGCTGGCTGGCGGCGGCCACGACGTGCAATTCCCCGGCCGGCGTATCCCGCTCGAGCATTTCATCATGCGCCACTATCCTTACCGCACGCCAGAGCAGGCGCGGCGGAAGATCGAAAGCCGGCTGGCGCGGCGCTCCAAAGAGGAGCATCGCCGCGGTTGGGGCGTGCATTACGACCAGCCATTCCCGCCCGATTTCTGCTGGCGGCCGGAAGATCTGCGATTGTTCCCGCCAGAAAAGCAAGCTACAATCGCGCCATGAGACAGCGCGTAAGCAGATGGCTCGCCGCCGCCTGGCGAAAGCTCAACCCTCGTGACCCACTTCCCGTCCTTCGCTCCGAGAATCGTGCGCTCACCCAGGCGCTCTCCGAATCGCAGGCCCTGCAAGTCGCACAGCAGCGCGAGGCGCGCGAATACCTCAGCGAGCTGATCGAGGCACAAGCCATGTGCGGCGCTGGCCCATGGGCACCCGGCAATCCGAGCAACTACGCCGCGCTGTCCCCGCCGCTGCGCGAGGCCCTGCAACTTCGCGAGGCCGGTCCTGTGGGCGATGTCTCCCCACTCGGCGCCTACGGCCTGTATGAGTTGTTGCTCCAGAACGTCAACTGGCAGCGCGAAATCAATTATTCCTGGCTCGAGTTCACGCGATGGGGAATCCAGCAGATTATCCTGATTTCGCGCCTGTACTACGTCAAGAACCCCATCGTGCGCCGGCTTGTCGATGTGTGCGCGCAGTACGTTTTTGCTCGCGGCGTCGATGTCTCGACCGAGGATGACGACGCGAACGACGTAATCAAGTCGCTTTTCCAGAGGAACCGCAAGGTCCTGGGCCACGTGGCGCTTACCGCGCTCCAGCGCGCCAAGCTCTACGACGGCAATCTGTTCTTTGTTTTCTTCCCCGACCCGGCAACTGGCGACTGTGACCTCCGAATCATCGATGCGACCGAAATCCAGGACATCCGCGCCGATCCGGAAGACGCCGATGTGCCGCAGTACTATCAGCGCATCTGGACGCAGCGCGCCTTCGATCCAGCCAGCGCCTCGCAAGCGACTAAGACCATGCAGGCGTGGTACCCGGCGATCGGCTACGACCCGCCAGCGAAGCCCGCCACGATTGGCGAGTACCCGGTGATGTGGGATTCGCCCGTGTATCACCAGAAGTTCGGCAACGTCGGCAAGTGGCTGTTCGGCTGCCCACTGGTCTACCCGATGCTGGACTGGGCCAAGGAAGCCCGGCGGTATCTGGAGGCGTGCGCCAGCATTGCGCAGTCGCTCAGTCAGTTCGCCCTGCAATTCACCACCAAGGGCGGCCAGCAGGCAATCGAGGGCATCAAGCAGCAGATGGAGACGCAGGTTGGGCCAGGCGCGCCGATTTGGGACACGAATCCGCCGGCCGTCGCAGGCGCTTCGTTCATCAGCGGCCCCGGCACGGTGATGAGCGCATTCAAAACCCAGGGCGCGGGCATGGACCCGGAGAAGGTGCGGCAGTATAAGCTCATGTGCTGCGCGGTGCTCGGACTGCCCGAGACGTTCCTCGGCGACGTGAGCACCGGCAATCTGGCGACGGCGACGAGCCTGGACCGGCCAACCGAGACTGTATTTCTATCGATACAGGAGGAATGGGTCGAATGCTTGACGGTCATCGCATCGTTTGCGCTCAGCCGCTCACTGCGCGC